TCCCCGGGTTGGTCTAAGACCATCCCGGAAAGCGCGGGTTTTTCACGCTCGGTCCGGCACCGGTCCGGCACCGTGCGTGCTCACGCGAGCAGTTTCGCATAGTCGAGCTCGCCCTCGTCGGCGATGACGTGGGTATACGTGTTCGCGGTCACGGTCAGGTCGCGCTGGCCGACGAACTCGCCGATCCGCGCCCAGGGGACGCCGCGCAGGTGCAGCAGGCTGATGCGGCGGTGGCGCAGGTCGTGCGGCGAGAACGGCGGGATCCCTTCCGCTTTGCAGGCCTTCGTGATCGAGGTGCGGATCGCGTCGGCGCCGCTCGAGGCGAACAGCCGGGCTTCGGGGTCGCGGAAGCGACGGTGCGGCAGCGTCGCCTCGATCGCCTCGGCGAGCTCGGGCGGCAACTCGACCCAGAGCGCCTTCCGCGTTTTCGTCGTCGCGGCACGCAGCCGGATCCGGCGGCGTGGCTCGTCGTAGTCGCCGACGAGCACGTGATCGATCGACGAGACGCGTGCGCCGGACCAGTCGAGCCAGAGCAGCGCGAGCCGGTGCCCTCCGGGGATGCGCCGGTAGGCCGCCTCGACGTGCGCGGCGGTCGGCGGGTTGACCTCCTCCTGCTCGGAGCGCGGCAGCTTGATCGTCCGGTCGCGCGCCGGGTTCGGGGTGATTCCGGCGTGGTCGAGCGCCATCGCCGCGGCGCCGAGCGTCTTGCGGATCGTCTCGCGGGCGACGCCGTCTCGGTGCAGCGTCGAGACCGCGTCGGCGAAGTCGGCGGCGGCGAGCTCGTCGAGGCGGCGGCGGCCGATCAGCGGCAGCAGCTTGTCGATCTGGATGCGGTGCTGCAGCCGGGTCGACTCGGCGATGTCGAGCCGCGAGGCCTGCCAGGCGCGGGCCGCCTGCTCGAATGTCGGCGCCTGCTGCTCGGCCTGGGCGACGAGCTGTGGGATGCGCCCCGCGGCGAGCTCGCCCTCGATGAAGCCCGCGCGGATCGTCGCGAGCCGTTTCGTCCTGAACGACCCGCCGTGGCGGACAGGCTCCTCGCGGCCGCCGGGCCGGTACTCGACGAGGTGCCGCTTCGCGCCGCCCTTCGTGGTGCGCGTGCGGATCCAGACGCTAGGCACGGTGGGCCCCGCGTAGGCTGCTGTTCACGGTCATGACCTCCTGGTTAGGTCGTGCTCGAGTCCGGGGTCGGCCGTTTCGAGCGGTCGGCCCTGGGCGCTCCATCGAGCGCGCGCCCACCTTAGACGGTCGGGCCGCCGGCGTCACGTCGGCCGGACCCGGTCGCCGCGGAACGTCGACCGTTCGAGCAGCTGCAGGTAGTCGGCGACGCGGACATGGCCGCGCGAGTAGCCGGGCAGGAACACGACCGGCAGCTCGCGGAAGATCGCGTCGACGGCGCGCCGTTCCCAGCCGAGCTCGCGCAGGTCGGTGCGCGACAGGACCGCGTCGGGCCGACCGACGAGCTCGGCGGCTGACGGCCGCCCGCTCACGCGGGCACCTCGACGCGGGCGTAGACGTTGCCGAACCGGGCGAACAGGCGGGCGAACCGCAGCGCGTCGCCGCCCAGGTAGACGAACAGGTTGCCGTTGATCGGGCCGCCCGGCTCGCCGATCGGATTCCAGAACGAGATGCGGTGGTCGGTCAGGCAGAGCGGGTAGCCGGCGAGCGGCTGGAACCAGACGTTGTCGAAGCCGTAGGCGTTGAGCAGCACGACCGCCGCCTCGACGCGGCCGGCGTCGCGCTCGGCGAGCAGCTTGGTGACGAACTCGCCGGCGCGGTTGTAGGGCGGGTTCAGGAACACGCGACCTCGCCAGTCACGCTCGAGGCCGTCCTCGTCGAGGTCGTAGAAGCGCGTGGCGCAGACGACCTCGTTCGCCCGGGCGCACGACGCGGGGTCGAGGTCGATGCCGCCGAGCAGCTCCCGCACCGCGTCGACGTAGCGCGCCGGCGTGTACCACTCGACCGAGCGGCTCGACGTGAGCGTGCGCACCGTGCCGTCGAACGCGAGCTTCTCGGTGACGGCGGCGCGCAGCTTGTCGGCGGTGAGCCGGGCGCCGTACTCGGCCTGGAGCTCGCGCACGACCTCGACGAGGTCCTCGGGCCGGTCGAGCAGCGGCACGAGCTCGCGCGCCTGCGCCTCATTCCCCAATTGGGGAACCAGATCGGCCACCCGTCCCGCGTCGAGAAGCCGGTAGCTATGCGACTGGCCGAACCCGAACTCCGCCTCGCAGTAGGCATGCCAGGACGAGTAGCCGAGCGCCAGGTGGGCGGCGCCCTCGTAGAGGCGCAGCAGCTTCTGCCAGAGCGCCTTCGCGTCCTGCTTCACCTCATCGGTGAGCCGGCGCGCCTCGCCTCGGTCGAGCACGGCGGTCGCGGGGATCAGCGACATGCCGCCGCTCACGCGGCTGCCTCGTCGACGCGCACGAACCCGTGCGCCGTCTTACGGACCCGGATCGGCGGCGGCGGCTCCCGGCCGAGCTCCGACGCGAGCCCGTCCCGCCAGAGGATGGTGAGCAGGAACGGGCGCCCGGAGAGCAGCTCCGCGTCCTCGCCGCCGAGGTGGAGCACGACGTCGAAGCCGGCGGCGAACGCGGCCTGCGGGTCGCCGTCGCCCTGGTCGAGCACCGTGACGAGCGCGCCGGCCGGGATCGCACCCTCGAACAGCCAGCGCGTCACAGCGATCGCCTCCGCCACTCGCCGGCGTGACGGCTGTGCTCGAGCCAGTAGCGCCAGCAGGCGGCGACCATCGCATCCCCCTGCAGCGACCGGACCGTCTCACGCTGGACCGCGGCGAGATCGGCGAGCATGGCGTCCTCGTCGCAGTCGACGAAGAGCCAGCCGTGCTCCTCGAGCGAGGCGAGCCACTCGTCAACGAGCTCGTCGAAGGTGGAACGGCGACGGTCGACGGGGCTTCTCACGTCGACGCCTCGGCCTGTTGCCCACAGCGGCAACCCGTGAAGCGACGGCCGTTGTCACCGCAGACACCGCAGCCAGAGGACACCGAGCCGTTCCTCGCGCGCGCGCACGCGCCCGCGCGCGCGCGGGGGGGTGCGGGATCTTGTCTTCTAGTGGATCTAAGCCAGATGCCAGGTTCCCCTGCACATAGGGTGGAATCTGGCTTAGGCATCGTTTCGCCCCACCAGAAGCGCGAGTTTCGCGACCCAGCGCCACTCGAGAATCGCCCCGAACTCATCTCGAGTCGGCTGCCCCGTCACAAGCTCTTCGGCCTTCAACTCGGTGAACGCGCGCCAGACGGTCTTCGTCGAGACGCCGGCCTTCTCAGCGACTACCCGCTTCGCCTCGTCGGCGTTGATCCCGCCCGTGCCGCCGGCGACGAGCGCCTCGACGAGCACGTCGCGCGCGAGCTCGCGCTTCTCAGGCTCGGGGCCGGGCGGCGCCTTCCGAGCGAGCAGCGCGTGCACGCTCTTCCACGAGGGACCCTCGTCGACCAGCTTCGCGACCTCGACGACTTCGCCGTCGATCTCGAGCGGCACGCCGACGATCCGCAGTCGGCGCCCGTACCCGGTCGGGCCGATGTTCGACTTCGTGAGCTCGACATGCCGGACGTCCTCGTCGTCGTCGTCGCGCGCAGCCGTGAGCACCTGCCGGCAGGCGTCCTCGAACGCGACCGTGCCGATGGCGCCACGCTCGCGGTGCTTGCCGAGGTGGTAGACGACGAGGATCGCGACGTGCGAACTGCGGGCGAGCGCGATCAGCGGCTGGAGGATCAGCCGCATCTCGTTGTTCTTGCCCATGTCGAGCCCCGGGTCGATGTAGCTCGCGACCGGGTCGACGATCACGAGCCTCGGCCGGACCTCTGCGATCGCGGCCTCGAGCAACGGCAGGTCGGAGGGGAAGCGCGGCACCCGCTCGCCGACATCGGTGTCGATGCTGAGCGCGTACGCGAGGTCTCCGTCACAGCCGGCGGCCTGGAACCGCGGCCGGACGATGTAGTCGAGCGCGTCCTCGGAGCAGACGAAGAGCGTGCGCTCGCCACGCGTCGCAAGCTTCGCGGCCTCGTGGATGCCGTACAGCCCCTTGACGATGCCGCCGGGCGCGACGAGCCCGGTCAGCATGTCGCAGGCGATCAGGCCTTCCTCGAGCCACTCGACGCGCCTCGGCGTGACGTCGGCGATCCGGGTGATGCGTCCCCGCGCGGCCGAGCCCGTGCCCGCCGGCGCACTCGCGGGTGGCGTGTAGAGCTCGGCCTCGTCGAGCAGCGTGCAGAGCTCGCCGGCGCCGTGCTCGAGCAGGTACTCGGTCAGGTCGTAGCCGTCGTGCCGGTTCGCGTCGAGCTCGACGACGCGCGCGTCGACGCCGACACCGACCAGGTCGGCGGCCGCGCGCCTCGCGAAGCCGCGCCCTTCGGCGTCGCAGTCGCCGACAACGCAGACCGTCCAGTGCGGACGGAAGCGGGCGGCGTGCTCGGCCTTCCAGCCCTGCGTGCCGGGCACACCGACGGCGGCGAAGCCCGCGGCCGTCGCGGCGACCGCGTCGGGCTCGCCCTCGCCGAGGATGACCTGGCCGCGCTCGAGCGCGAGCGACTCGGGCGGCGGGAAGAGCTGGCGCGGCACGCCTGCCGGCTGGGTCATCTTGCGGCGGCCGTTGCGGCTCGCCGGGTCGGGCAGGTAGGTGAGCGTGCCGAGCCGGTCGAGGAGCGCGTCGCGGATCGGGATCTCGACGACGCCGCGCTGGTCGTCCCAGCCGAGCGCGAGCAGGTCGACGGCGTCTTCGGTCCAGCCGCGCAGCCGGGCGAGCTCGTCGAGGGCCTCGTCGGTCCAGCCGAGCATCTCGGCGACGCCGAAGCCTCTCATGCGGCGTCCTCGTCGGCGAGCTCGGCCGCCAGCCCGAGCAGCGCCACGAGCTTCGGATGCACAGCGATCCAGTCGAGCCAGCGAAGCTCGTCGCCCTCGTGTAGCCAGACGGCGTCGACGCGGACGCGCTCCTCGAGCGCGACCCGGATCACAACCTCGGGGCCGCTCACCCGGCGCGCCGCCTTCGCGGGTCTAAGTGTGGGTCAGCGGCTTGTCGTGACGGCCCGGCGCGAGTGCGCGTGATGCGCGACGCACCGCGACGCGCAACGCGCGACCCATGACGACGCGGCCGCGACACGCGACGCTTCGCCGGTGGCGTTCTCTGCGCTCGCACACGGCTGACCCTGGCGGCAGCAAGGCTAAAGCTCGAGGCGCGCCGCCTTAGCCCCTGGGTGCGATGGAGGGCGGCCAGGCCTTCCCCCGGCCGGGCCTCCTTGTCATCGCGTGCGTCGCCGAGGTCGAACCAGCCCTCGGCCTTGCGGGCCGCGACGGTGCTAGGCGAAGCCGTGCCGGGCGGCCACGCGAGCTCGTCGAGCCGAGCGGCGCTCACAAGCTACGAGGGGTGCGAACACCAGACCACACGCTCGGGAGATTACCGCTCCGAGCAGGGACTTTTCAACCTTCTGAAGCGCGGGGCCGGGTTGGTCCCGGCCCCGGCGGCAGAGTGTGTGGCCCAGCCGCTCGCGACTTCAAGCGTACAGCGCTTGCAGGCGCGCAACGAACCGTCCCCTCGCGCGCGACACCTCTGAGCTCGAGCGCCGGCGGCGACCCCCCGGCGCTGGCCGTCTCCGCAGGGGGCGCCGCCGAACGATCCGTCAGGTGGTTTTCGGGGTGATCGCCTCCGTCGCGATGAACGTCACCTGGCTCTCGGCGAGCGCGCCGACGGCGGCGTTGATCGGGTCGTAGGTGTAGAGGTTGCAGTGCGCGTTGTACTGCGGGTTCGTCGCCGAGTTTGCGCCGGCGAACGGGTTGACCGACACCGGGAACACCGTCTCGTTCCGGTACAGCGGGTAGAGCGTCGCGTCGACCATCGCCGCGTCGAAGTCGGACGCGAACGTGATCACGAACCGCTCGTTCGCGAGCCCGGGAATGAACGTGTGCAGCCCCGGCCCGTTCAGGCCGGTGTCCTCGACCTCGTCTTTCGCGAGCGTGATCTGGCAGTTGCGGACGTGGTCGGAGAGGTCGACGCCGTTGATCGTGACCTTCCCGTTCTTGTAGACGAACTTGCTCACTTCGACCTCCCCTCACGATCCGTAGTTCGGCGCGACCAGGCCGGCGCCGTAGACGTAGCCGTTCGCCGCGGGGTAGCGGCCGGCGGTGAAGGCCTGGTAGCCGTAGGCGACCAGCTGGACCTGCAGCGACGTGCCGGCCTGCTGCTCGAACGAGAGCGTGACCGGATCCTCTGTCCGCTCCCAGTGGTGCACGAGCCGTGACGCGTTGATCAGGATCGCGTCCTGGTTCGTGTGGAAGTTCGTCGGGATGTTCGCGTCGGTGAACACGGGTAGCCCGTGGATCCGTCCCACGGGGCCGTAGCCGGCCGCGTCGCCGACCACCGACGGGGCGTAGTTGTCCTGGCCGTAGATCCCGAACACCGGCCTGCCGGTCGTGTCGAGCTGCATCTCGAAGAAGCCCCAGCGGCGCGGATGCATGAAGATCTTGTCCGCGTAGAAGCCGAGCCCTCCGACCGCCGAGTTGATCTGCTGGATCACGTCGGCGATCTTCGGCCAGATGCTGGCCATCGTCGACGAGCCGGCCTGCGAGGTCGAGGCGCCGGCGGTCTGCAACGCACCCAGCGAGTGGCCGCCGCTGCCGCCGCCGTTGATCGCGTCGACGTCGCAGCTCGAGTAGTACCTCGCGACCAGGTCCTCGAACAGGATCGCCTCGCTGTAGACCGCCCGCTCGAGCGTCTGCCTCGAGACGGGCACGTAGCCGGCGATCGTCGTCACCGGCACCGTCAGGTCGGCCTCGGTCGGGTCCTGCGTCGCGACCGGGCTGTTCTCCGAGGCCTGCGCCGCCGCCGCCGTCCCCTGCGTCAACCTGGGGACGATCAGCGACATGCCGGTCTCGGGCAACGGGTCGTCGTTGTTCATCTGGTCGATGAACACCCGCCCGTTCCGCGGCGCCCGCGCGTAGAGCGAGACCAAATAGCTCGGCGGGATGATCCCGCCGAGGTTCGAGGTCGCGATCGAGCGCGACTCGACCTCGAACGTGTGGTGCTCCATGATCCGCTGCGTCGCGGCGGGGTCGTTCTTCAGCTTGCACAGGTACAGGTCGCGCAGGAACGACGGGTTGTGCTCGCTGTAGCGGTCCGGCTCGTTGACGCCGATCCGCGTCGAGTGGCCGCGGCGGGCCCGCTCCACTGCCTGCTCGGCCTCGCCGGCGTCGTAGATCGCGTCGTCGAGCGCCACGCGGGCGCTCTCGACGATCGACGCCGGCGCCGAGCTCCCGAGCGCGTCCCATCTCGCCGAGGCGCGGTCGACTTCCCGCTGGGCCTGCTGGTAGGCGCGTCGCGCCCGCTCCAGCTCTCCCACGGGGTCACCTCCTTCGGGTCATCGCGGACGTCCGTGCTGCGCGCGGGCGCCGCCTGGCTGACTTGACCCTGGCCCCGTCGATCCGACGGCTGACCTTCGGGTGGCCTCCGCTTCGACCGGCCGCCGTCGCGGACGGTCGGAGCCGACTGACCTCGAGCGCCGGCTGAGTTCGCCGGCTATGCGCGAAAGTGTCGCACGGGCGCCGCGCGACCGCCATCATGGAGCGGTCATCCCCCTAGCGGGATGACGCTCGACTGTTTCGCGGCGTTCGAGGTGTGCCCGAGGTGGGCGTAACGGAACTTCCTTCCGTGCCTCGAGCGCCTGGTCTCCTCCTCGGAGATACCGCTCGAGCTCAACGCGGGGGACGCGGGTCTGGCGGCCCAGCTTGACGGTGCGCAGCCGGCCGGCGGCGATGTCCCGGTAGAGCGAGCTGCGCGACCGCTTCGCGAGCCTGGCCACCTCGACCAGGGTGTGCAGCTCGAGCGGGTCGTGATGCTGCGCGTCCACAGGGGCGCCAACGCTTCTACCCGGTCGCGCCCGGCGCCCTCAGGGCGGCCCTGCGAGGGGCGCGCAGTTTACGGCCGTTTCCGACTCAGGGGGGGGACGCTTGAGGCGCGGGGTGGAACCGGCGATCGCCGCCGTCCAGCGACCCCCCGTCAGGCCACGTGGCCGCCCTGGGCGGCCGTGTGGCGCCCTCTCGCCCAGCGGTCGACCTCCTGGACCGGGATGCCGACGTAGCCGCGCCGGCCGGTAGCGCGCAGCTCGTGCGCCCGGATCGCGGCCTCCAGCTCGGCGACGCTGACGCCGGCGCGGCGCGCGGCCTCGGCGCGGGTCAGCAGCACCATCGCTCGAGTGTCGTCGCGGCCAGCCGGCTGACGCAAGGCGAGCGCTCACGGCCGGGGCCGGGGCCGGGGCCGAGGCCGAGCTCGCAGGCGTAACGCCGGCAGGCGCAGCGTCGGTGACGTCGTTACGCCGTAACGACGTCGTCGTGTGCGCGCCGTCGACGTGGTGCGGTCCGCTGCGCGTCGAGCTGCGCCCGTTGTGCCGGGGTCGGCGACGTCGTCAAACCGTCGGAATTCCGACGGTTTCTCGGACAAGACCGCATATGCCTCGTTCAGCGCGGCGGCTCGCGCGGTCGACGCCTGGTCGCCGGAGACGTCGGGATGGAGCTCGCGCATCAGCCGCCGGTAGGCGCGCTTGACGTCGTCGTCGGTCGCGTCCGGTGTCAGGCCGAGCACGCGGTACGGATCACTAGCTGCTAGCGATCCGACGCGGCTCATGTGTCGACGGCGAGCGTGGCGCCGAGCTCGACGGCGAGCGCGGTCGGCCTGAGTCGGCCGTCGACGAGCTCGGCGAGGTGCTGCTCGAGCAGCCAGCGCTGCAGGTCGCCGGGGCTGAGCGGCGGTGAGCGGCGCCGGGTGATCCGCTGGGCGAGCTCGGCCGGCGAGATGCCGACCCGCTCGGGGTCGACCGCGGCCGCGTCCGGCACGGCACGAGTCTACGGCCGCCGATGCGAAAAGTGCCGATTTGCGGGTCCGGCACCGGTCCAGCACGCGGTGCTCAAATCCGGCTCTTCTGGCACGAACGACCCTAGGAAACAAGCCATTTCGGCTTACCGCCTAGGGTCGTTACTCCCCGGGTTGGTCTAAGACCATCCCGGAAAGCGCGGGTTTTTCACGCTCGGTCCGGCACCGGTCCGGCACCGTGCGTGCTCACGCGAGCAGTTTCG